CATTTGCAGTAAGGTTGCCTGTTATAGTTGCTCCTGAGTTAGTAGTAGCAATTCGTGTAGTTGCTCCATGTTTAAAAGTACAAGCACCGCCTGTATTAAATTCAGCCATATTTCTGTTATTAGCACTGTCATACATTTCAATTCTGCTGCCATTACTTTGAAGGCTTAAATATCCTCCTCCTGACTCACTAATTATTGAAAGACTGTCTGATCCTCTGTGAAAAAGTTGAAACTCATTAGAATCTCCTAATCTTACGGCCTCATCATCACCTAAATTAAGCTGATTTACATTTACCTGTGCATTTAAATCATAAGTGCCTGTTAAATCTACATAAGCACTTCCATTAAATTTTTTCCATCTATTAGCACTAGAATCCCATTTGATTGCATTAGTTGGTACGTTACTTGGACTGCCTACTGACAACTGCTGTAAAGCTGCATCAATATTTTCTATTATCTGGGTGGGAAACGCAGTATATGTTGTATCTACCGTGGGTAAGTTAAAATCTACAGCCATTACCTTTTTTCTTTAATAATACTATGTTCCACGACATTGCCAAGTAAAATCACCACTAACTCTATCTCCTACAACGTTAAACAGATAAACCTTAAAACCAGTGGGGTTTGGTGTGTCTACAAAATCAACTACTGCAAAACGTTTTTTGTTACTAGAATTATCATCTGTTATGGAAATTGTGTTTGGTGTTACTGATATACCTTGAACATCAACAAAACTTACATTGAAATTTACCTGAGTTCCACCGCTATCGCTGGCATTTGCCGTACCAATACCAGTATCATTAAGAATTTTAGTATCCAGTTTTAAATTTAATGATGTAATTTTTCTATACTGTCCGTTTGTAGAATTTACAATAGTTTTATACTTAACCCTCCTAAATTGCGTCCCAAATCTGAAGAAAGATTGTCCTGTCTGTGTCACGCCATCTGTTGTAAAGGCTCCACTCGTTCCAGATGCAGTGTTAATAGTGCCTTGATTTTGAACACTACCTGAACCTAAATTACTACCACTCTGTATTACTGAAATTTTTGTAGATGCTAAATCGGCTCCATAATCAAAAACTTCTTCATAAAATCCAGTAGAAGGTGCTGGTTCTAGATAATTTAAATTTGTAGGATTTGCAGTTATTAAAGCTGTCATAGTATTAAATTGTGGACTTGCTTCTGAACCTGTACCGATAAAATGCTGTTTCCAAGTTTCTGTTGTATTAGCTGGAATGTAAGCAGCATCATTAGCGATCAAGCAATTACTTACACTATTACTTAAAACTTCTGATGGACTTGTTGTAAAGTTAGAAAAGAAATTAGCATTTAAAACAAAATCAGGTGGTTGAGATACTTTTTGTGTTGTTTGGAATGACGGTCCAATATTTCCAGCAGTATCTATAGCAGCAATATGATATGTGTAAATGTCAGAAGCTTGTTCAAATACAACATTAAAGACACCATCAACTCTTCCTATAACTGTTGCAGAGGCAAAATCAGTTATATCAGTCGCAGTACTTTTATGTTTACGGATTTCAAAAGTTGCAATTTTTAATTGATTATTTTCATTAATACTGCCAGCTTTCCAGCGTAACAGAACATTATTATCAATAACTTCTGTTGACCCTGTATCTGACGCCTGTGGAGTGCTTGGCACATTTATTGTGGCCAGTATTTGCAAGGCAGTTGTTGATAAATTATCATTTACGTCCCTAGTCTGAACATAATAATATCTTTGTCCCGACGAAACCAGCCAACTTACTTCTTCTTTAAATGTCTGTGAGTTAGTAAAAACTTCTAAATCTGTATTTCCATTTGTTATACCAGCAAAAGTAGATGAAGTTGATCTTGTTATTTTATAGTCTTTTAAAGCTAAATTTGCAGTTTTGTTTCTTGTTGGTTTTGTATAGCTAATAGTAACAAAGCCCTGCCCTCCTTCATTTCCTAATTTATACGCTCCGTTACTAGGTGGATTTAATGGTGTAACGGTAACTGTTTGAGTTACAAAATCACCTCTAAAACGATCTTTGATATTTTGTACATCTTCATTTACATAACCAGAATCTAAAGCTGCAATTTTAAAATCTTTAGACATATTGCTATTGTTTTCAGCAAAATCTGTTTCAAAAGTAAATGATGTTGCATTAGTTTCAAATAATAAATTATCTGAAGAATCATAAATTCCATATTTATGAATTTTAAATGTCACTACGTTTGTTGCTGAAATTAGACCACCAACAGGTGACCATCTCAAAGTAACTTGATCTCCTGTAAAAATTACAGGAACAGGTTTCATAGTAGGTGCTGATGGTCGTTGGAAAGTTATAGTTTTCGTTAATGTAGAAGCTGTTCCTGATGCAATAATCCCAGTATCAGGAAAATCAACTCTTTCATAAACTGGATTAATAATAAATGTTCTAATTTTATTAGTAGCATTATTATCTCTATCAATATTTGCAGCAGTTATTGGTATGAATAACTTTGAATCTTTAACAATAATCGGAAATATATTCTCCTCTCCATTAATATTTGATCCAGAATAATTTGTTGTCACTTTATATCCAAGAACATTTGGCATATTAGTTTGCTGTGTCACATTAGGCCAATTAAGAATTATATTTTCCTTTGTAATTGTTACTTTAACTTCAGCATTAGTTGGAAAAACTGGTTCTGGAACATTAAATGTATAAGTCAATGCTGCGCTTTCAGCACCAGCACGATTTATAGCTTTTATTGTAAAAGTTTTTGATCCAGAAAAGTTTAAAGGTGTTTCGTAAGTAGTGACATTGGATTTAATTTTCTTTGTTGTATTAGAACCATCTGAAACTTCATAATGTTTAATCGCATAGGAACCAATTGTTGATGGCTCGTCCCAATTTAAAACAACCATATTATTTTCTATGGTCGGAAAACCTGATACCGCCTGTGGTGCAGAAGGAGCTACAGGTGTAAATACAAAAGTAGCAGCGTTTACACTGTATCTTCCTCCTGTATCTCTGGCTTTTACAAAATATGTATGATTTTCAGCAAGGAAATCTTTTGTTATACGAGTAGATCCTGTGGTCCTTCCAACAAAAAAACTGTTCTTAGTTCCAAACGTAACTGAATTACCTGCTGCAATTTCTGTTGCACTTAACTTATGAATTTCATAAAAAGCAATATCTAAATCTTTAAATTCAACTTGAGGATTAACACTTGGGCCATTTGTAAAATCAGGGTTGGGGTCATTTTCATTAAAAGAAACAATATTTCCAACTGTTGTTCCATTTGCAGTAACACTTAAACCAGTTACATCGTTTGGTGGTTCAGTTTTACCTACAGTTGTTATTCCAACATCTCTTGATTTGCCTGATAATCTGCCACTCCCCGAACCGATGGAAAATATCTTTACATCATATCTGTTTCCTGGACTTACATTTAAAATATCAAAACTTTGTCCTTGTACTTCTTCTTTTTTCTCAGTGCCATCTTTAGTTATTCTTAATAAAAACTTACTGACATCTTCAACTTGTTTCCATTGAATAATTAATTTTGATCGAATTACAACTTTATTGGAATTAGTATCACTTTGATTTATAGATTGTTTGTAGAGTCTTTCAGTAATTGTTGCTGCTGATGGTCTTTTTGGTTTTACATCAATATTTGTAGCATCTCTAAAAGTAACTGAAGATCCAGTTTCAACCGAAGCATAAATACTATGATTATACAAAAGTGCAGTTACTTTATATTTAATTTTTTCTTCTTCCGTTACTACCAAAACTCTATACAGTTGATTTTGTAAATTTTGATTTGCATTGCCTCCCGAAGTTTCGAGAATCCAAGTTGACATTACATTTGGTGCTGTATTTGTACCATCCGCAGTTTGAAAATTACCACTTACTGTTATAACCGCACCAGTAATGTTAGAAACAGTTTTTTTACTGACACTGCCATCTGGCATTAATACATTAAGAGTCCTTGTATAGCTGACAGAGTTTCCAGGTAAGTTTGATGCACTTGCATCATCAACTGTTATCTGGTTCGTTCCATTAACAGCAAAAATTCGACCACCTCTTCTTGTACCAGTTTTTACCTGATCATTTATGGCAATAACCTGTCCTGGTCTTACTATTACACCTGTATCAAGAGAAACTGTAAAAGTAACAGTTTCTGTTAGTAATTGTTCTGATTCTCTAGTCCATTTAGCCAATCTGTGTGCCTGTCCTGCACTTGTACAGCCATAAGCCTGTATCTGTTTTTTCACTATTCCATACTTAGCAATGGCAATATCTCCACCAGCATTAGTTGTTGCAGTTACATCTCCTATTGTTGTGTTTGCAATAACACCGTCATCAGGAAACTGTTCATAGGATATTTTTCTTTGATTATTGTCATAATATTTTGCTATTACTAATGTTGATCTACTTTTTATGTCACTTCCTTCGTATGTAAAATTACCTTCAACTACATTTGCATTAGTAAAAATATAGGCTGGCAAAACATCCTGTGTTGCACTGTAGGCTCCACCATTTACCTGTGGTGCTGGTTTATCTTGTGATAAAAATAATGTGCCAGCAGACCAAAATGGCATTACACGCATATTGCTACAAATGGCATTTATCAAGTCGTATGCTCTAAATTCTTTATTTATAAGTTCATTAAATGAAAATCTGGCTTCTTGACCAGTTTCAAAAAAGGTACAATTTCCATTTAAGGCACTACTATTAGGTGTAACTTTTCTTGCTCTAAAACTCCTTCTATTTAATTTTCTGATTTTAAAAACTACAGCATTATTTTGTGTGGCTGGTGATGATCCAGACGTACCAGATGTAAACGTGATGCTTATTAAATCATTTGTTTGGTATTTGTGGTCTACTGTACAAGTTATTTCTGCACTAGACTTATTTGCTGCTAATGTCCAAGTTCCTGATTTCTGTGCGCCTATCGCATCCCCAACATTACGTTGAGTGCTGACCAGTTCATTATTATATTGACTAATATTCCAAAAACTATATTCATCAAGTGCTGTTTCTGGTATAGATAACCCATAGCGAGTATTTACGAGTAGATCATAGAGGCAAAACGCTGGATCGTTTGTATAAAGTCTCTGCCATGTACTTCTTAAGGTTCCATTTGCTGTTAAAGATGTACCACCTGCCCAAGTTGCTGAAGAATTATAAACAAGTCTGCCAGCTCTATCTGAATCAGTTGGGCTATCATTATCGGTGTAAACATTTTTTGGCACTGCCACTCTCGTTCCTCTAAGCCTGTAATAACGTCTTGGGATGGAGCTAAAACTTTCGCTTGAAGCAGTGAATCCTACTAAGGATGTATTTGGGTATTTATTATTATCAAATGTGATAATCTGATAGGAAAACCATTGAATATCAGATTGTTTTTTCGTTGTTGGGTCGTCAGATATTCTTTTAACTCTTAAATTAAAAGTAGTACCATCTACATAATTATCGGGCAAATCAAAAGTATATTGTCTTTGGTAAGGATCACCAGTTCTTCCGCTTACTCCAACATTTCCATCAGATGTGCCATCACGGTCAGAGTCATTGTCAGGAAAAGCACTTACAAAATCTGCATTAGGATTCGTACCACCATCAACTCTATATTCAATTCTGAAAAAAACAGCTAATCCGAAAATATCTCCTGTATTAGTAAATTCCTGTAAAGCAGGTATATTAATTGTTACTTTTATTCTGTCTGCATCAGGAAAATTAGAAATAGTAAAATTTCTATCAACTGGAGTATCTTGTGCAATATTTCCACTATTGACGGTAATTTCTTCTCTTGTTGCATTAAAACCACCTATAACACTTTGATTAGCAGTACCTACTCTTTGTAAGACAGTCACATCATCAAAATTAACATCATCCTCATCAAATTCCCCTTGATCGTTTAATTCAGCATCTTCATCAACAATTGGAGTATCATCTAAAAAAACATCTTTTTGTGCGTGTTTATTATAATTTGCAGCACCAAAAGCCAACCCTTCATCCAAAGCAGAAGGAAACCCTTCTATTTGACCTTCACAAATAGCATCTAGTACTTTAGCAGTGGCAAGACTATCTAAATTATCATTAGCAGTTGAAGGCCCACCACCTTTAGCACCACCGCCAGCACCACTAATAATATCTAAATCTTTGTTTTCCATCAGTTATTTATAACATTTATGCCTGCTGAAATTACCACAGATCCAACCATACGCTCTCCATATAAAATTGGCACTGGTAAGCCTGCCATCGAAGTATTTAAAGGGCTGTTGAATTGAAAACTGTTTGGTTCCTCAGTGGTGTCATCTGGAAGTGGTGTTAATAAATTTGAAATACCACTAAGAACTAAGGCTCCTCCAATGTAAAACAAAGCTTTTGATCCATATGCACCTGCAAAAATTCCTGTACTACTACCTATACCTCCACCAACTGCTCCATTAAAAGCACCTCCCATAAACTGTACTCCCATAGGAGTAAAAGCTAAACCTATTAAAGCAGCACCTAATATAATTTGACCAAATCCTCTTCCCTGACCACTAATGACAGGTACAATTTTTATATCCGATTTACCTGTAGGAAAATGTAATTCTTCTAATGATCTAAACTTTTCATTTACTATAACTTTATAATTTTTATCCATCATATAATTTTCTGCCTGTGGATAATTACCAATTAGACATTTAACCGCATCTGCTACTGTATGAACTTCAGTTTCGATCTCTTTAACGCCTACAAACTCAGCTAAATCCCCATATAATTTAATTTTACGAGGACAGTCCAACATACCTGATAATCTTGCCTGTAATGCTTCTATAATACCTATTGTACTCTTCTTTGCACGATAATCTTCCCTGCGGATGATGCAATAACATATTATTTTCACATAAAACAGCAATGTGATTTAACCCATTACCAGAAAAGTTCATTAATGGACAGTCATATAATTTCATCGGTTCATCATCTTCTAAAGATCTAAAACCACCTTTCTCATAACATTCCTCAAATATTGGATTAAAAGCAAAATCTTCTGGATCGTCAGGCTTATCAAAATCAATTAGATCAATATTCAGATACGCTTTATAAAATTCCCTGACAAGTTGCCAGCAATTTGTATGTTCCCAAGTCCAAGGTCTACCTAGTAATGATTGTTTATATTCTTTTGGAACAAAATCGTACCACTCTTCTGTATGTGGATTGACAATGTACCAGTGTTTATTGGTTCTTGCTGCTGATACTCTATCTGCTGGACTTGCAAAAGCACTTGAGGTTGGGTGAGAGTGAACAATACCTTCTATTGCTTCATTACCATATTTATCTTCAATTTCAGCATAATCAGAAGGACTTAAAATAAATTGATCTGTTGGTATCTGTGCTAAATTATTGCATTTTTTATAAACTAATTTGCCTTTTATATTTACCAATAAACCACATATTTCTTTTGGACTTTCTTTTAAGGCATCTTCAATAACTTTTTTCTGCCAGTAAATCAATTATAAAAATCTCCAATACCAGGAAACTCTCCTGGTAAAAACTGTCGTTTTGGTAATTTAACATTAATATTATCAATGGCAGCAGCTAATTCAAAAGCAACAATATTTCTTGACTCGATTGATTTTCTGGCTATTTCAAATTCCTCAACAGGAAATTCCTGTGTATTATCAGGTGTACCGTATGGATTATTACCTGTAAAATTACTATTCGGTAAAAATTCAGCAAGTGTTCTTCTCCTTTTTAATGTTGCACCTACTAAATCATTAGCAAAAGTTACTTCATTAACTGCATTTAAAATACCAGACATATTACCGATATTTGTTGCAATAATCGCTAAATTACTGATGGTCAAGGTAGGTCTTGGTAACTGTTTTGGATCATATTTAAAACCAGTTGCCTCTATGGGCATCCTGTAATATGTATTTCCGTCCCAAACAATACTGTCCTGCCCTGTTGTATCTTTTGTATTATTGTGAAATCTTATCGTTGTAATATCATTTCCACCAGGATCTTGTATTGTAGTTGTGCCGTGTAGTACAGGATCTAATGTAAGTTCAAATAATTCTATAATCGGGCTAGGATTAACAGATTGTAAACTGGAAGTTGGTACTGGCATTATGGTTCAAATACTTGTCTAAATGTAACCTGTACTCTTGCTCTGTTTAAATAAGGTACAGTTTTGCTATAACCACCCTCTACTACAAAGTTCATGGCACTTTCACCTGGAACTGTATAAGTGAAGTTTGCCCCACTAACAGCAATAGTGTCAAAAAAGTTAGTTAATGTATCAGCATCAGTTTCGCTTACTTCAAAAGTAAGATTAAATATTTTTGCATTTTGATTAAGACCAAAAGAAAGTCGATGTTCATAACCATCACCAAAAGAAACAACACGAGTCTTTGGCACGTTTGACTTTCTAAAATTGTATGTTGGTACAAAAGCTGTACCTGCTGCTGTGTTAGGTAAGTTAGCCATTAACTATATAATAACCCTCCTGGTCTTTTTTGTTCGATTAGTTCTGCTTGTATAGCTTGTGATATGGCGTTTCCTAATTGCTCTGCCTGACCTGCATCTCCTTCAACAGACGATCCAGAGGCATCTACATTTACTACTACATTTGTTGAACCGCCTAATTGATTGTTGGGTATGATAGTGCCTGACCTATCAGGAACAAATAATTCTGGTCCTTTTTCTCCTACAACTGAAGGTCTACCTACAGGCGGTCTACCTCCATTTGCAAATCCTAAAAGCTTAAAGAGACCCCCTGTTACAGTCTGTCCTCCTGCGTTACCAAATAGCATTAGATTTAATGACATATCTAAAAATCTGTCTGCCACAGTTCTTGCCAAATCTGCAAGAGTCGAAGTACCCTTTATAAGTCCTTTTATTCCGTCTTTTATATCATTTTGTATTGTTGATTTTAATTTATCAAACGCATCTAATGTTTCTTCTGCTGCTTTATTTAAGTCGTGCGTTGCTTCTTCGGTTTTCCTAATTCCATCTATTATGTTGTCTTGTTCATCTCTTTGTTCTTCTAAAGTTGTAAGTCTTGCCTGATCTAAGGGAGGTAACTCTCCTAACTTTTGTCGCTTTTCTAGTAGCTTATCTATTTCAGCCTGTAGAGCATCTTTTCCTGTTTTTGCCTGTTTTTCTAATTCGGCTATTGTTTTTGCAATTTCAGGATTTAACCCTTCTCGTCTAAGTTGAATTATTCGTTCTGTCATCTCCCTTTCCTCCGCCACTTTTCTTGCTGCTTCGTCAAATTTTTCTGTTAGCGTAGCTGCCTCTATTTCTGTATTTATAATTGTCGCTAATATTGCTTCTCTAGCTGCAAGCTCGTCAAGTGCTTCTTTAGCACCAGTTTTTAAAGTTTTTCTGCTTCCTCCGTGTCCAGTTGTTCGATATGCGTCTTCCATAATTGCTTCTTTTTCTGCTTGTAAAGCTAATGCACGAGGATCATCTAAAGCCCTTGCATCAGAAAGAGTCTGAGCTACGTCAGCATCTCTAAGACTTTTTTCATATCCTGTTATTTTTACTAGGAAATTTAGTATTGAAGCCGTAAATGCCTGTACTCTGGCTACACCAGTAGCAAACTGGTTATTTAACATTCTTGTAGTTTCGCCAAATTTAGTTATTGATTCAACCCCCTCATCTCCTACTCGATTAGCCATAAGTTCCATAGTGGCATTAAAGGCTGCATTTTTTCCCTGTGCTCTTTCTATTAACTTTATTCGGGCTTCCTGTGCCGAACCTTCCAAGCCTAAAGCAGTTATAGCAGCCTCACTATTCTTAGTGAACGGACCAAGGGCTTTTCCTAAATCGGATATTGCGGATACAGCAGACTGTATAGCTTGGACTGCTGCTGTTGCTGCAATACCTCCTGCAAATCCACCCATACCTCCAAACATTCCACCGACACCACCACCTAAAGCTCCTGCTGCTGCTACACCTGGTCCTTGTCCAAATAACAGAGGAAAACCACCACTAATTAAAGCACTTTGGAAATCAAACCCTTTAGTAGGCATCGGTAATCCTCTACGAGCCAGGGGATTATTCATAAATGTTCGCCTACCTTCCCTATTTCGTGATTTTCTGTCCGATAACCTAGTGAAGTCTCCTTGAGGAACTAATGATGCCTTCAGTCTTTGTGATTGGCTGGCGAGTTGTTTAGCCTCTAAATCTACATTTTTTGCGATAGCTTTACCTTCATTTATTTTTGTCTTAACTATGTCCTTACCTATACTTAATGATTTTTTCCTGTTTATTTCTGCTTGTTTTTGGTCTAACTTTGTCTTATCATCCATTGCCTTCAAAGCCTGTTGCACAGGGGAATTTGGACTTAATGGATTGTTCAGTATTTCAGCTATGTTTGTGGGAGATCCTATCTGACTAGGTTTACCAAACACAGGAGATGCTATACCTGTTGATAGTGCTGCTTGCTTTTGTTTTTGTTCTGTTATTTTTGCTTCAGCAGCTAATTCATTTTTTCTTAAAATAACTCCTTTTTCTGCTCTTTTGAATATTAATTCAGCCCTACCTAACTGACCCTCCTTTGCCTTTTCTATAGCAAACTCAACTTTTTTAATCTGTCCTCTTATATTAAATCCATCTTTTTCTAGTTTATTTATTTGCCCTTTTAGTCTTAATCCCTTATTTTCTGCTGCTAATATTGCTATTTCTTTTCTTAGAACTGCGTCTGAATTACTTAATGCTTTCTTTGCTTTAGTGTTTTGAGCTTTACCCAGACTATCTATTTTCTTACCAACAGTGTTTAAATCGGTTGTAAGATTTTTAGTATTTAGTTTTATATTTACTTCGTACTCGGTTGCCACTAATCTTTTACAAAAGTACAGATATTAAAAGTTTAGCGTACTTTGCGTGTTTGGGCTTGCCTTCTTGCTTTTTCGTAAGCTTCTTCTTCTCTTTCATTCTTAATATTAAAGAAAGCACTCCAAGCATATAATTCTTGCACAGACATCTTTTCCCTTATTTCCCTATGTGTATAGCCTAATTTTTCAGCAATAAAAAACTGTAAATATGTAAATGGATCCTTTTCTAACTTAGCTTTTTACGGCATCGGGGCTTTCCTCCTCGCCCATACCCTGCATCTTAGTCATAATATCTAACAAAACTGACATTGGTATTTCTCTTCTTAGTATTGGTAAATCTGCTGGTGAAAACATTTTTACACCTGATTCATCTTCAGCTTTTGTAAGAATAACTTGAAGAGCAAAATCTAAACTTCCTTCTTCCTTACCTTTGTTCATAGCTATTAGTGTACTGTTTATTGTGTCTCTATCAGCTATCGTAAGAGGCGACCAGAATATCTTTAAAATTAGTTCTTCTCCCTTTAAAATAGAGTAGCTGCTGCGTTCTTCGACATTAAAAGCTTGTTTTAGTTTGTCGATTGCTCTTGTTGTTGGCATAAAAATTTGTATTTATTCCTGTAGTATAACTCAAAGACCTATTTATGTCTTTACTACAATATAGTCTGTGAAAAGCCCTCATCAAGATCCTGCTCTAGTGAGGTTTTTAAATAGACATCGTACCAATCAGGCTGATTAGGTGTTGGAGTTGTTTTTTTATCTGGGAATAAATCTTCATACATACTTCCATCTTCAGGGTGTTTCTTCTCGTTTATAACAAAAGCTGCATAGTTTACTTGGTTTCCTATGTACAAATCTTCATTTAGCTGAGTAGGTATCAACTCTCCCTTTGTAGGAACTTTACCGCTTGCCTCTGTTTCAGGATCACCCTCTCTAGGCTTGATAGCAGCTACAGGACTTCCCTTTTGTACTTTCCATGATCTATTAAAAGTACCTGTCCAGAAAGGACTTCTATGTTGCAAAGTAAAATGAATCTCTGATGCTGCTATGCTTTTGCCGATTAAAATAGCATCTTCTATAGCTTTAGGTAGATCTTTTATATCTTTACGCATTGGCTGTAAAATTACAATTTACTACACTCAAAAAGTGACTTTGATCTTCTGTAGTTACAGAAGTAGGTCCACTAATACTTGATACTCTAGGAGTTACAGAAAAAGTATCGGAATAATTGGAAGCATTTACTGATGTCATTCCATCAATTACTGATTCGGCTATGGCAGCAGCTACTGCACTACCTTTATTAGATGGAGTCATAATTCCACATCTTATTGTTCCCTCATAATAATCTAGTGCTGCTCCTTGAGGTTGCATTGTCGATTGTGTAAAATCCAAGTTCACCATTACATATTTTTTGTTCTTACCTGGAGTTGTGAAGGGCATATTGTCAAACACAACTGTAACTGTGTTATCAGCAGTTGTTACTGCATTTTTGATTGCGGTTTCAAATGCTGCTCTTGCGTTTACTAAAGTCATTAGAAAATAACATCAACTCTAAATAGATACTCCTGACCACCACGCAAAGTTCTTACATCTGTAATCTTTGCAACTCTGGTCGATCCAGAAAATGTAAGAGTAATTTCATCTGATAATAGCGGTTGGCTATCGCCTATTAAATCGGGAGTTATAAAAATCCTAGCTGTGTTTTCCTGAAATCCTGTCTCTTCACTGGACCTTATAAACTCTATGGGGACTTTAATTGTGTAACTTGTATCGGTGCTAGTTACTGCACCTGTAGAAGTATTGTAGGAAGCGGATAATTTTCTGGTGTAGATAATAGTTGTGTCTAGTGAGTCTCCTAACTGAGACACAACCTGTTTGGCTACGTTTCTTAGTAGTGAGTCTAGTTGACCTGCCATTATCCTCTAACCACTCTCATCTGATAAGTACCTGCTCCACCTAGCATATACGCTCCAAGGTAACTTTGTAACCATGGGTAAACATCTAAAATATTATTTATTGATCCTGTTCCTTGGCTGTCAGTATTGTATTTAACTTCAATATCTCCTAGTTTTACTTCAGAAAAATTACCATCTTTACCCGTAGTATCAGTAATAGCACCAGTATCATTAGCCAATGCTCTAGCTAATTCGTATTGTGCATATTTAATATTATTTGGAATAGTTGTACAGGCTAGTTCTACATCATCAACTTTGTAATTATTTCTGGGAAACTTAAGTGCCTGTCCGTTATCGCATCTATCTCCATAATAAACCAAAGTATCAATCCATCTTGTAGCTGCAATCAAAGCTCTGTTCTTTTGATCATCTGTTTTATTAGTCCAAGTGCTTGAATCTGGTACGGTTTCAAAATATGTATTAGCTTC